TTGTGTGTAGTGCCATACAACATTCCTGCCTTTGCGCCACGTAATGCATATTCTCCAAATGGCTTGTCGCGCCCAATACTGGTCCATATTTTTAAACGTTTGTTGGTTTCGACATCTTTTTGACGATCAATAACTTTGCTGCTTAGTTTGCAACATTCTCTAAATGCGCTTTTCCAAGTTTCAAACTCGCCGGTATTAAACCCAGTGATATTCGAAACTGTTTTAACTGCTACAAACTTGTCACTAATACTTGTAGTCATATCAGGCTTGCTGATATCCATGTCAATAGTTTCTTGTCTCGGAAACAGTTTAATTCCTCCATATCCGTATACTAATCCATTGACTGGGTTTTTACTGCGCCATACGTGAACATGGTTATATTGCCAAGCTGGTACTTGATAATCAAAGTTAAAATCATCCACGATTTTAGCATCGCCATCAACAATCCAAAACATCGGAGTATTGCACAACATAGCTGCTTGAATATGCGCTTGATGAATTCCCTTTACACCGTGTACACGTTTGGCCATAGGAACTTTTTTAAGTAAGTTAGCGTAGTTAGTATCTGCATCAGGTTCTTGATAACTAATAAAAACTACGTCATAAGGGTTGGGCATACTTGCAACTGTATTATTTTCTTTTTTACCAGCAATAAATTTAAAGTGCCACTCTCGTTTGCTAATTTTTAACTTCTTACTACAAAGTACAACACCGTCATGATATTCGCCATTTAAGAACACATGATTAATCCGTCTGTCAAAAGTGTTAGAATGCTCAAAATAATCATCAAACATAAAATCTTTACAAACTGTTACAGTTGGAGGAATAATATAAAACATCTCAGTTGTACTAGTTTCAATTGCTTGTAAATAATCTTCGTATGTATCAACATTAAATACATCATACGGACGAGGGTAACTTGCTTGCATGTCAATTTCTTTTTTGTTAACAAAAAATCTATGCTGCAACTCTCTGTCTGCTATTGTTGCATCTTTAGGTATTAAACTGATACCGTCATAAAATTCATTATTTTTAAATACATGAACATAATCAGTACTCCATGCATCAGGTTTGTAATCAAAGTTAAAATCATCGTTTACTATGATGTCAGGCCATACTACCCAAAACATTTTTGTAATACAAATACGCTTTGCATCCGCAACTGTTGATGCAGTTTTTAATGTAGGAAAGCGTTGTTTTAGCTCTTTCCAATATATATTTTTTTCGCCAATAAAGATTATATCATACATACAGTAGTTATAACATATTTAAATCAACAAGTCAAGAACAGAATGTGATAAATACTAGAGAAGAGGAAGCCATAAACATGCCAGATTTTATACCAGGTGAGGCATATCGTTTAGATATTGTCACAGAAGATAACACAGTAATTGTAGATAGTTTGCAAGGAACTATCAAAGGCGATATTATAGATACAGCAGGTGCAATACTTGTTGATGTTTCAACTGGAAAACTTTACGGTTCATTGATTGGCAACTTCAAAGATTCCGACAATAACATACTACTAGACGAAGACGGAAACTTAATAGGAAGTCTTCGAGGAACTGTTTACAACGATGACGGCGCTGTTGCATTTGATGGATTTACTGGACGACTTACTGCTGATGTAATAGGTAATGTATTAACCACAGATGGCGACATTATGGTTAACTCGTCAACTAATACTGTTACTGCTGAAATATTCGAAGGTTCGTTTTATGGAGACTTAACTGGAACAATAACATCTGACAGTGATATTTTTGGAACATTCAACGGTGAGTTTACTGGCAACTCATACGGTGATCACTTTGGTGACACCACTGGCACACACACGGGCAATGTACTTGGAGATATAGTTGGTGATGTAGTTGGTAACGTAATAGGCAATATCACTGGCAGTCCAATTGGAGATCAACCTGGCAGTATTGTTGCAACAGATTTAATAATATATCGCGATAGTGACAGTGTGCAACAATGGGACTTTGTTGGAGGTATAAGTCATTATGCAACTCCTGTAGCGGGTGATGCTGCAACGGGTGCTATTATTGAACTAGGTTCTACAAGGGCAGATTCGGCACTAACGGCACATGTTAACAACTGGAATGGAACACCTGTTATTCAGCTTACTGAAACTGAGCCAAATATTACTGGTAAACATTATGGCGAGTTTAATTATAGAGCAAATACAGAATCTGCTAGTCAAACAGTTTTAAATGCTGATGCAAACGGCACAAAGATTCATTCTGTAAATAATATTATTCAAATCGGAGATGGCAATGAAGATGAAATAATAAGATTCAATGCTGACGGAATCTTATTTGAAACACCTGTCGACGAAACATTCTGTGTGCAAACATATAATAACACACTTGCAGCAAAGCAGTCTGTTACAAACAATGATCAGGTGCTGGGCATTGATTCGTGGGGATATAACGGCACTGAATATGCAAGAGCTGGACTTATAGGAATTCAAGTAGACGGAACTCCTAATCCATCCGGAACTAGTATACCGTCGTCATTTAGAGTTATATTAAGCAACGAGACGTCGACGTTTGTAACCAATGCCGATAATGGACTTATGTTTACAAACAAGGGTGTTTTAGAAGTTCCTGTATTTAAAGCAAAAGGAACTAACTTTGCTAACAGAGACAGCATGACAGCAGAACCTGGAATGATTATCTTTAATACAAGTAATAATACTTTCCAAGGATTTAACGGCACTTCTTGGGTTGACTTAGCTTAAAATACATGTTATAATAAATAAAGATCAAGGGAGCACAAGTGCGGATTTTTATTAACGGCGAACAAATTTCAAAACAATGGATTAGCGATTATACTATTAGTAGTCCAGTAGATTGCTACAGTGACAAGCCTGACTGGGAACAAAACGTTTTAAAGTTATTACACAACTGGTATTCAAATTCTGGATACAGCTACGGTTATAGAGGCGATAAGTTTTTAAATCTTAGTACAAGCGGAACAACCGGATTTCCACAACATATTGGTCATTCAAGAGAAACTATCGAACAAGTTGTTGATTCTAATATTAAAATACTAGGCTTAAATAAAAATAGTAAAATACTCAGTTACTACAGCCCAAGAGGTATTGCGTTTAGTGTACTCAGTGTATACATAGCATTAAAGCTCGATTGTGATTTGTACATTGAAACATTTAAAGGTATAGACTATATAAATCGTGTACACAATATACGTCCAACACATACATTATTATTACCTAATGTTTGGAAAACATTACACAAGCATCCTAAATGGAACACATTAGATTACAGTAGTTTAGAAACTGTCATCACCGGCAGTGATTTTACACCAACTGGTATGTTGGACGAACTACGTGAACACAATCCAGGAAAAGTATACAACGTATACGGCAGTACTGAAGTTCCTCCTATTGTACTGTACAGTGAGGAAGAAAACACATACACAGTAGACAGCATTGCACCTGGAGCAGAATTAGACATTATAAATGGTCAGATTGCTTGTAAATGGAGTAGTCAGTCTGATATATGGGTTAGTGGAGATTGTGTAGACGGTGACAGGAATTGTTTTACATTATACGGACGTAACCATAATATGTTTAAACAAAATACAGTACGTGTATATCCTGAACAAGTAGAAAAAGCAGCAGTTGCAGCAGGTGCAGAACTAGCAATATGTCAACAAGTTAATAATCATTGTGTGCTACATTATACCGGCAATATAATAAGTACAAGTGCCTTCGAGGAACAGTTTAACTATATTCCGAGATTTAGAGTACGAGTAGTAAATGAGATTGCAATAGATGACAATCTTAAGAAGATTATAAGGACACAAAAGTTTGTATAAACTAGAGAAATATACCGATCAAGATCTTACACAGTTTTACAAAGATGCAGAAGTCAAAGGATTCTATAACAATAGCAGCAAAGAAATGCTGCTTGATTATATTGAAAAATACAACGATACACAGATGTTTTTATTGTACTGGAATAATAGAGTTGTCGGTACAAGTGTGTGTCACAGTTTGAAAGAACTTGGAATATTAGGTAAAAACGCATATCGTATCAGCGCTAGGACTTGTGTAATCAATGACTACATAGGCGGCACAAGGGCACACAGTGTACACAACTACAGGCACTCCCCTATGAACCACTGGACTAGCCAAATGCTTACACCTGTTTGTATGTACGCTGTAGGGCTGGAAAAGCCGCAATATATTAGTACTAACACCAATGAAGTAGGAAGTCAAAGTAAAGTACACCGAATTTGGTCTAAAATTATGCACAACCAAGGATATCTGAAAGATCCAATTGAACTAGAATACAAAGGATCTTTTCAAACATTCTGGCGTGTCGATGTAGAGTTTTATTTGAAGAAACTTAATGAAAATATTTGGCCTGAGACCAAAGAAGCCTTAGACATATTTCTTACATAGATCAAAAAAGTCTGTCATTTCTGGAAACACTTCTTCGTGATTAACTCCACGGCGACGGCCTTGCTCTACAAAGAAGTTATGAAAATCTCTACGTCCTTGAATTACTTTATCTAACGGATATTCCGTTGTGTCCATATAATCAACTACCCGGCGAAACTTTTCGTACTCAATAGTACTAAACGCATCCTTGCGGTTGTCGTCTGTGTTTTCTTTCATAAACTGCAAATGATCGTGCATATAACTCATATAGTTGCTAGGAAGAATATTAATATCATACTGCAACGGTTCCTTTAAGTGCGGAGTATCAAACCCCAATCGCTGCCATCTGTATGTTTCGACGTCATTATATTTTGCACGCCATTCTAAAATCTTTTCAAGCAATGTGCGGAATGTAGTTACACTAAAAATATTAAATGTAATCATTAATGTCATTGGTGCTGTAGTATTACGCATCCAATAATCTAAGTTACGTTCAAACACTTCAATGTCAAGTCCGTCGCGAATGTATTCAGCACGTTTGCCCCATGTGTCAATACTGCTGAACAACTTAAAGCGTCTAATCTTATCATTTGTTAACAAGTCATTTACTTTGTCAGTAAATTTTTCCATTTGGCGTGGCTTACTGCCTAAGTTACTGTTACAGTTAAGTTCTAAATGCGGCTTTGGATCGTTATCGAGCATATCAAACAAACGATATGTACTTTGTTGAATAGTAGGTTCGCCGCCAGTGATACGTAAAATATGCAAGTCTTTACTAAGCTCGGGCCACCATTTCCAAAATGCATCTAAATGCGGGTTGGTTTCTTCTTCAAAGATTTCAAAGTAATCAATATCGCATCTGTGATTCTTTACATTTGTGTAAGGACCGTGTTGTTTGATTTCGTTGTAATAACGGCTACTAGCCTTAGGGTGACAGTATCCGCAACGGAAGTTACATTCGTTGCCAAACGAAACTTCTAAGTATTCCGGATTTACATCAAACTCTGCGCCGCCAATTTTAACTGCTTCTAGTCTCTCTTTAAAGAAGATAGTTTGATTGCGCTGTTTACGATCGCTAACATAGTCTTTGCCCATTGCTTCAATCTTCCAGCAATAGTTGCAACCACTGGGCTGTTCGCCCTTCATCATTGCGGCACGTTCTGCTTTCTTTTGTGCAGTATTGTGTATAGCACTTGGATTTGTTAATAGCGGTGCTGTATCAATCTTATGTGGAGCAGGGTGATAACAACTGTGTGTCTCACCTGTTTGGAAATAGATATTTGCATGATACCATTTAGCAAAACAAAACGTAGGAGAAATCTCTTTTGTTATTTCATCGATACGCTTGATTTCTTCGCTTTCGCTTCGTTCCATTATTGCTCTCTATCTAAAAATTGTTTGCTGTTGTCACGCTCTGGATTTTTGTACACTGATTTAAAAAACTGACTTTGGGATGCATCAAACGGAGTCATTGCTATCGGAAGTTCTAACTCTTGCATTAATGCATGACCCAACGATTCTGTTTCTTCCAGCAAGTTTTCTTCATTGACGTTAAGTGAAACTGTACTATCCCAATACTCATTAAGCCAGTCAAAGTCTCTTACATTAATAAAGTCCCAGTTAGTACACATTGTTTTGTACAACCCCTCTCGGGCTCCGTGTATAGCCCAACGGCCATTTTCTACATCAGCGCCGACCATTAACCAAATATACAAACGATGTAAGTTTTTCCAATGATTTTTGTAAAAGTCTTCTGTACTTACACGCAGGCCTTGGTCTAATGACATTTTACAACCCTCGCGAAACCCTGCACGCCATGCTTGGTGTGCAGTTGCATTGTTGTGTATTGTACTGTATGTGCCATTCATTTGAATGTATTGTGTATCCCAACAAAAATCTACTTGTGCGTGAGGATTATCCGCTGGTGCATTTTCGTGTGTACGCATATTTAATACATGCTGTTTAGGCCAGCACTTGATCCCACCGTTGCCGTATGTAAGATTATTAATAGTATTACGGGCTGTCCAACTAATCACTTTGTTTGTTAAGTCTGTATTTTCATCAAAGTCCATTGATTGTGTTAAAAACTTTTCATCAATAATGTTGTCGCCGTCGATGGTGATAAATCGATCTGTAGTTGATTTATTAGCTGCTGCCTTATGGGCACTATCACTGCCTTTTACACCATGTATACGTTCTGCCCACGGAACTTTCTTACAAAGATCTGCATAGTTTTTATCTGCATTTGGCTCATCGTATGACAAGTATATAATATCGCAGTCGATAACTCTAAAAGTTTTAGCCATGAATTTCCTCGTAATGATAAGTGTCGAACCTACGCATAGTGTACACTGAAACTTCAGTGTCGTCAATCTCAAAAGCATGTTCAAACGATACTTCGTTTCCATCTGCAAATCGTATTAATCGATACAATACATTTGGATCACCTTTTTTAGTAATACTAAAATAATAGTTTGATATATCAATAGCAATGCCCTGCTCTTGAAGATCTGCTTCAAATGCTGAATCTACTGTTAGTCTCCAAACATCTTGTGTGTTGTCTTTTGTAAACACTATTTGTTTATTTTTAGGAATAGCTGTTGGTATCTCATATATAAAAGACCACATTAGCTTGTCTTCATCGACTTGCTTTTGATTTTTTATTTTGTATTGTTTATCAATAAAATCGTATTCAACTTTATAATCTAACAAACTCCATTGGCCTTCGATGAACTGTCTTACATCCTCAAAATCACATTCGATGAATTTAAATCTATCGTCGGGTTCTCTCGAAACTTTATATATATTACCCTCGTCATCAAAGCATACAAATCTTTTCATATTATATTCCTAAATACTTTTCATATTTTTTTATTATTGCATCAGTTACAAAATCTTTTTCTGTGTAATGAAAAATACCAGACTGCTGGTGGTTTCCTACTTTTAGATTTAAATCGTTGTCAATATATGCGCCAACTCTGTCTTGCCATTTATATTTAAATGACGAATCCCAGTTTTGTACTCTTGGCTTCATGTGTACAAATGTAGGATTTCTAACTTTACTATTGGTGATTAAAGTTGTAATATCCATTATGTTTGCTGCAATAGCTGCACTAACATCCATACTTGGATGTGTAAGTACCTTTTTTCCACTTGTAGATGATTTATAAAACTGTTGCCAGTTGTTAGTAATCATCTCAACCCATTTATAAAACTCATGAGGCATGTCTGCTTTTTTAAACCAATGGAACCCACTGTACAAGTTTGGAAGATTGTATTTGTTAAATGCTTTACGATAGTACCCGTCATTGACTACTTCGCCTCTATATGTATATACTTTGCTTGTATAAAATAAATCGTAGTTGCGTAAAAATGTAAACCAACTAGAAATGTCTTCTAGTATCAACATATCTGTATCGATTACAACAGTTTCGTCATACGGAATAGCATGATATATTTTCCAACGATTGCTGATCTTCCAATCTTCATCAGCAGCGTGGTCGCCCCAAGGAATCTCTACAATATGATCAAATAACTGTTTGTATTTTGCAGGCACAGTGTCGTTGGTTATTAAACAAATGCTTGCATCTGTAGTTGTAGCACGGATACTCATTGCTGCTAAACATGCTTGCAGGACATAATCCAAATCGCTGTTTTGTGCTAACATTGTAAAGTTATTGGTCAATCACTCTCTCCAAACTAAACTTATTCATGACATGACAGTTGCTACCTTTAAGAACTGCACACGTATGTTCGCCATACCGACTATGTTTTTGAATCAATAACTTTATTTCATCGTCTTTGATGTCTATCAACACATCTTTGTCAATTGCAAAAAACTTTTTACCAGGTAATGCACCAGCAAAGTTTCCTTTTTGATAGCCATTCATAATATGTATTGCAATACTAAATGCAAAATCATTTCTAAACACAGTTGTTTTAAACTGGTACACACTTCTGTAGTGCATATAGTTTTCTTCAATGTGTTTGATTAAATTAAAAAATATTTTATTTTCTTCAGTTTTTCTAAAAAATATAACTGTAGCCCAATAAAAGTCAACACTAGTATCGCTTATCGTTTCAAACTCGGGAGTTTTTCTATAGATGCCAACATGTTCAGCAGTCTTGTATAGCAAAAGATCCTTTTGCTGTGCAAAACAGTTATTTAAAATATCATTGCTGATAATAAAATCAGTATCCATTACAATAGTTTCATCGTACGGTGTATACTCGTATGCAGATGCTCTATTTTTATTATTAAACTGCATTATCTTGTTAGCATGATCGCCGTCAGCGTATCTTTTTTTAGTAGAGTTTGTTTCCATTGTAGTTGAATGTATGATATTATCAAATACATCAACATATTCTGGATAGGTAGTTTTAATATCTGTACTTGTAACAACTGACGTAGGCAAGTTCATATACTTGCGTATACGCTTTGCAAGGAAAGCTGCTTGCTTAACATAATCTATTGATTTGTTATTACTTGCAAATAGCAATACTCCTCTGGTCATAGATCCATGATGCTTTCTACTGAACGATTAGTTTTTAACTTATTGTATTCTGTTAGATACTTGTTAGAAGCACCAAAATAACAAGCATTTAAATCAGAAGAAAATGCTGCTAAGTCTTCTATTTCAATAGGAATATTATTATCATCAACTAGGATTGTTGAATCTTGATGCAGACTGATTAAACTTTGACAGAAACTAATTAGTTGTTGTGTGACTGTAAACTGACCGCCATTAAAATAATGTACAAGATTTTCGTAATATTGTTCTGTTAGTAATCTTTTTTGATTATTCAGTGTAACCATATAGTTACTAAAATCAAGTGCTTTTTCTAAGCGTTCGTCCATAAATATCTCCTACTATTGCTATTAGTATATAGCTAAAGCAGAAGGTTGTCAAGTTAAAAATCGGAATCTTTTGTGCCAGTAGGCACCGGTAATGAAATAGCATTGTAAGTAGTGCCGTCCCATACAAAATCACTAGCAGGTGTATAAGTGTAAACTGTACTATTGATAGTTGCTGTAACACTTTCATCAACTAGTACTCCAGCCGGGCCGCCTGGTTCTGCTTGTCCACCTGTGCCAGTGTCGCCATCGTCGAGTTCTATTTTAAACCTTAACTGTGTTGCGGTGTTAAATGCAGTGTTAGTACTTGCATAGATTCTAAAAAAGTTATCATCGTATATCTGACCTACAGGAATATCTCCTGGATTGCCGCCGGCTCTGCCGCCACCTTGTTTACTAAAGATTACAGTTGTCGGAGCACCAGTTGAAAGAGTTGCATTATTATATCCTGTTCCTGTACCTGATACAGAATCGCAACGCCATGTAGTCTGATTTACTCTGCCAAACCGTATTTGTCCTGCATCGGCTAACACTTGTGCCCAATCCCAGTCTTTGGTATATTGAACTGCTGTATTACCGCCACTTGCATTTGCTGCAAAACGGATCTCGCCGCCCGATGTTAAAAAATACAAAAAGTTTTGATGAGTGCCAAAGTTAACAGTAACTTCATGAGTAATAGTTGTAACTGCATCTCCACTTCCGCCGAAAGATGTATTACGAGTACTTGTAGTTGCAGCGCCACCTGATGTTTCTAATGGAGTCGGCCCATCAAAATTACTTGCTGGAAAATCTGTTGCTGCATGATTAAATGCAAGAACGCTAGTAGCAATAGTATTTAAATCTGTAAGGTGTGATTCAACAACACGATCAATACCTTGTTCAAAATCATTAGGGTCAATGTCAGTTGCTAGTGCGCCAGTTTGGTGTACATGTGCTGCTTGTAAGTCACTCCAAAGATCAAAATACTGCTGCGATGTAACTGTATCTGTACCACTAACAATACTACTTGCAAAACTTCTGCCATATCCACTAGTACTTGTTAACGGAGTAGTCAACGAGCCAGGATAGTCTGCCCATGCGGCTTGATTTCCTACACGACCGGCTATAGATTGTCTAATATTATTATAAGCACTTGCAGTTATTTGTGGCATTATATCTCCTTAGTAACACTGTAGCATACTATACAATAAAAGTCAATCATAAATCACTTGTTTTTTGATATGAAGGTGCAGGTGAGTTTACATAGGTTCCAGCTGCTCTAAAATGCGATACTGCACTAGTTACTACGCCAGCTACGTATTCATCTGCGCCGCCGGCGCCTACGTCAAGATCATTAAACACAATATTAAAAGTAATGTCAGTGTTGTTTGATTCTTTCTTAGCTTGAATATAATATTCATTTTCTGAATAGCTGCCGCTGACATCGCCTGTTTTTCTATATATAGTTTGATAACTACTTGTTAAATCTTCATTACCGATAGCAAATGAAGTGCCTGTGCCTGTATTAGTAGTTGCAGTACGGGCAAACTTTATTTGCCCCGCATTAGTTAAAATATCTAACCAGTCTTCATTTTTTTGTAGATTAGTGTCAGCTGGAACAGCACTAATATTAATAGTTGAATCAAAACGAATTTGACCGCCAGCGTTGAAAAAACCTCTACGTGCAGATTCACTTGTAAAACTTAATTTGATAGTATGGTTGATTGATTGAGGCTGAGATGTTCCACCCCATGGACTTGTTGCTCCATTTCGTATACTAGTAACGCCAGCTGATTCAATTTCTGCTTGACCTGACGAGCATATAAATCTGTCATCTTCTAGTTCAATTATTAGTGTTTCGTATGCAGTAAATAATCCATCTTCTATTTCATTTGATGTTGCAACTGTATTAATAGTTCCTGAAGTTTGATTGTTGACATGAACATAAACTTTTTGAAAGTCTGTGTGCATATTGTTCATATCGGTTACTTGAACAGTAGACCCTACTGATACAGGATTGCAGGCTACAATTTGATTGTACCCTTTATCTCCTGAACCAATTCCTACTAATGACGAAATTCTGCCTTGTAACTGATTGTATCTCGCTTCCGAGATAATGTCTCCAACACCCATAACTTATCCTTTTTTATATTTACGTTTTTAAAACGCACTCGACTAATTTTTCGGTTTCGTCACTGCTGCTTTCGAGTGCAATACCTACAAGACCTCTAGTAGCTGTAGTGCTTGCAAGGCCATCTTCCCATGCATAAACAGGCTGTCCTTTTTGTACAACACCAATGCATCTTACAGGAACACGCCCTTTTAGACCAATTGCTTGTCCAGAACATTCGCTGTTCATTAAATATGCTGGGTTTTCACTTATCACACCAATTGCTATATCAGAAGATTTAGCAGGTCTAGCTTCTGCACTAACATCTACGCTTTCAACAAAATTTGCACTAGCAACTGCCATTACTGTACCAATTGGATATTCTTCAGCAGTTGTATATTTTTCTGCAAGGTCTGCATAACGTGCTTTAGTTGCAGTACCATTAAATACAACTGCTGTTAAGTTTCCTGACGAATCTCTTGCAGCAATAGTATTTACGCCTGCTGTAGTAGAAGCACTACGTCCAGTGCCGCCAACATCAAGTGCAGATGCATTCGTTGCAGTACCATTAAACGTAGTTGCATGTACACTTGCAAACTTTAAGCTACTACCGCCTAAACTAAATGTGTTTGTTACTTCAGGGTATATACCTCTATCTGTACCATTTCTAAAAGAAATAATATCAGTTGGTACACCGGCGCCTGTAGCTGTAATAGAAACTAGTATTTTATTACTTGCATTATTTTGATTTACAAGTCTAGGATCTGCTCCGTTGCTTACATCTATTTTTAAATCAGCACTAGCACCTACTGTAAATCCAGCATCGCCAAACGTAAGCGAGTCGCTTGTTTTTATAAAATCACTTGCTAATGAGCCACCTAAACGTAAGGAATTGTTTACTGTACCCCATACAATTGGTTCATCAGTTGCGCCTGTAATATCTTGGTCAAGTGAGTTTTTAGTTATACCAGTACTACTATTAACTAATGTAATACCATTTTTAATCAATCCAAAGTTGCCAAGCGCCGGAGCGCCTGCTGGCTGATCTACTTGTGCTGCCAATGTAAATTCTTCGTTTGATATAACATATATAGCGGTGTCATTAATAAGAGCAACAATAATAGTTTTTTCAACTTTTGGATTTGAATTGTCAAGAACATTTACACTAAGCATTTGTGTTGTGCCACTACCAGCACTTTGTGGACCAACAAGAATAAATTCGCCTGCACCGTTTTTTCCATACAACTGATTGTTGGTACTTGACCACCAAAGGTCACCTTCATCTAATCCTGCTGGTTCACTAGATGCAACTTCTGTACCGCCTGCTGTTTTCCAAGCTGCTCCGGTATAAAACTTTAGTTTGGTTGTACCTGCATCGTACCAGACTTGACCTGATATTGCTTTGCCAGGTGATGATGTACCGCTAAAGTTTTCCAACAAATGAACAATGTTTTCGTTCTGTGCTTCACCAAACCCACTGTAGTTTTTACCGATGAGTTTTAGATCCGTTGTTTGATCTATTGTGCCGTCTTCGACGACTGTTATTTGGGTACCGTTATATCTATTTACAATATAGGCCATTATTGCTCCTTGTGCTTAGTGCTTATGTTATTTATCGTTAAACTGCCGATGCAGCAATTACTCCAGTTGATGTTTCCCAAAGACCGGCAGCAACTTGAATAGTTACTACTAATCTGTTTACAGTAAAATTAACTGCTGCTGTTGGACTTGTGATTGTAAAGTCGCTAATTACGTTAACGTTTTGTGTACCAGCACTGTCAACTGCTTGCAACGTTTTTACTGTTGCAGAGTTAATATCAATTGCTGCTGTTGTAGCTGTATAATAATAAGCATGTATTTTTGCTGTTTTACCATTAATATCGCCTGATGGTGTTACTAGCTCTGCTAACAATGTTGTAAGATTTGTAATAAGTGTTTCGTCGACTGTTCCGTCGCCCCACTCACCAAGAGCATAATCACTGCCCATTCCTGTTACATCTACTGCAAGAGGCAGCGGCGCAGCTTGAAGCTCATCATCGACATATTTTTTAACTACTACATCATTTGCTGCGCCTTCTGTTAACAACGCATTATATGCTACTTCTCTAGCACTGATTGGTTTTTCAACATTTGTTAATTTTACTTTGTTTATTAAGTTTATACTACCAGTTGATGCAAGTTCTAAGTTGTTAGTTGTTGTAATACGATCTTCAGTTAATGTCATTGTATCACTTTGTAGGTTGTTTCCTACTACTAATGTATTAAGTTGACCTATTCCTGTTAGACTACTGTTTACAACTGTGGAGCCTAATGTATCTTGTGATAATACATTTGCTGCACCAATGAAATACGAGTTTAACTGATTTTCAATATTAATACTATTTGAAGATGTCCAACTGTTTGTTGCAGTCCTCCAAGTCCATGCTTTATCATCGCCGGCGACTCTAACAACAATACCTGCATCGTCGGCTTGCAATTCGGTAATAAGTGTACTATCGCTCATAATGCCAAGTTCTATTTGTTTATCTTCAACTCTTAATGTTGCAACATCTAATGAAGTTTGTGTGCCTTCAACTAATAAGTTTCCAGTGATCCGTAAATCTCCTGTGATATCTAATGAATATGCAGGATTTGTTTTAAATATACCAATCTTTTTAGTGTCTGCATCAAAATACATAGCACTGTATGTGCCTGATACATCTTTGAGATCAATTCTCATATCAGCATCTTGAATATTGTTTTGCCATACCGTTGTTTGGCCGCTTACTCTTATTGCAACATCACTGTCTAATCCAACAACCAAACCGTTGTCATTAGCAATAGTAAGTTTTCCTGTTGTAATATCATCTACTGTTGCACTAATAAAGCTATTAGCATCAAATACATTGCCAAACTGGTCAATGATCTTGCCGGCACTGGATGCTTTTCCGTACCATTCAAAATCTGAAAATACTGAACTTAGATTGTATCCTTGCTTTAATGTGTCAAACCCTGTTATTGCAGGGAATGGTGTAAACGCTGCTGTCTCTTTTGATACAACTGCATACAAACTTCCGTTTAAATATTTCTTTACAACAACTTTATTTTCGCCCAACGTCGATCTAATAGTTTCAACAAAGTCACCGCTTCTAAGTTGATTCTTAGTATATCCCGGACCTACTAATACTGTTTCTGTGCCATTATAAAACAACAACTGGTCTTTTGAACCGTCGATCCAAATGTCGCCAGCAATAAGTTCTGAAGGTTGAGAACTAGCATACAACGTACTATCTGTACTTCTAAATGTTGTGCCATCATATATTTTTAATCTACCTGTTGCAGTATCGTACCAAAGTTGTCCTCTAAGAGGTTTTACAGGTGCAGTACTGTTACTAAAGTTTTCAAGCATCTTAATAAAGTTTTCATTAATGCTTTCTCCAAACCCTTGATAGTTTTTACCAACCAACGAAATATCAGCAGTTGATATATCTAATCTACCGTCTACTAGATCAACTAATAACGATCCGTCTGTTTTGTTTAGTTTATACGCCATTACGCTGTTACTCCGTGGTAGATAATAAAGTTAAGTGTTAAATATGGATTGGCTATTGAAATTGCAGTGTTTGCTGCATCAACTACTCCTCCAGATGTGCTTAGTCGTGTTCCGGTTCCTGCTGTATCACCGTTGTTTGGTACAACTTCTGCTGCACTTGCTGTAGCTGTTGTTGTAGCATAGAACTGTTCCCCAGTACTACTTCTTAAATCGTGTTCGTGATCTGGCAAGTTAGCAGAAGTAATAGTAACTTCTTCTTCGCCGCCGATGCCGCCCATGTTATTAACATTAGCATTTGTAATTCTGTTAGTACCAGATACTACCTGTCCTTTACCAATTGCACTTCTGCCTCGCATGTCTGGTATTCTAAACAACGAGTTTGGATCGCTTGGGGTGCCGTGATACCACGTTGTTGGATCAGCTGAGTTATAACCTAGTACTGTTGCAAGGCCGCCGTATGTTGATGTTGAATATTCAGCACCATCTAATATAAACCACCCAGTTGGAGCAACAAGTCCGCCAAACATGATCACAGTGCCGATTGGCATTGTGTCGATTGATCCGATAATCTGTGCAGGAGTAGCTCTAACTAATGTGCCACCTTGATTTAGTAATACTTCATCTGTTGCTTTATTAACTGATACTGCGGCTGCTCTACCAGTTATTGCTGCTGCTTGTATAGTTGTACTAAATGATTTAGTTGATCCGCCTGTTTGCCCGTCAAATGTAAAACTAGTTGCACTCACATCGCCTGTTAGTGCAAAAGTAGTTACACTATTAAGTTTTGCTGTGCTGCCAGCTGTTCCACTAACATTACCTGTAACATTACCAGTTAAGTTGCCTGTAATACGATTTGCATGAAGTGTATCGTATGGCAGTACTGAAGATCCTATAGAATATACACTTCCTGTATCGGGCAATATTCCAGTAGTAGTAAGGCTTCCATCAACATCAAAGTTTCCACTTACATTTAAGTTACCAGTTACAGTAGTATTTCCAGTTAATGCTGTAGTACCAGTTACTGATAGGTTGCCAGTAAGTTTTTGATTTCCTATTACATCCAAACTTTCTGTTGGTGATAAGTTATTAATACCAACATTAGTATTGCTTTTTACTCTAATAGGTATTGCAAAGTTGCCGTTATTGTTAATTCTTATATCAATAGGCGCTCCGGGAACTGCATTTTCTACAATGCCGTTATTACCTTCGACTAATAAACTTAATGTTTTAGAAACACCAACTTCTAAACCTTGATTGGTTTTTAGCTGTAACTTTTCTGATAGCTGGTTAACTATATTATTTCTCATAAATGTTGAACTAGCTATTGCTGCGCCTCCAACTAATAAGTTTTCTGCAGAAGTAGCTGTTCCATTTATTTTTGCAGCTGACAATGTTTGATTAAAGTTTACACCAACCTTAATAGGAGTATTACTACTAAAACCAGCAAAAGTAGTCTTTGGCGAAAACTCCACTCTACTGTAAATAGTTACAGGTATGTTTTCAATATAGTTTACAATAACAGTTCTAGTTGTATCCGATGTATCTATTATTTCTAATGCTTGTGCACCTGTAGTATTTCCACTGCTAAAGTTTGGACCCACTAATAACCAGCCGCTGCCTGTGTACAAATATAACTGACTAGTACTAGTATTAACCCAAAGATCGCCTTTGACACTGTTTGTACTTTCTGGCTCAGATGCGTTCTTTTTTAGGCCACCAGCTGCAACCCAGTTTGTACCATCGTATATTTTAAGCTGATCCACACTGTCTGTTGTGTCATACCAAAGTTGTCCTTCGACTGGATTAGTTGGAGGATTTACATTTGCAAAGTTTTCTAAAAGATGTAAAAAGTTTTCATTAACAGCAACACCATAATCTGATAATAATCTTCCTGGAAGTTTAAGACTAGTTTCTGTGTTGTTTGATTTATCCTCAACAGTAATAATACCTTTGTTAGCTTGATCTGTGAACGGAATCTCATATGGCATTAGGTATTACCTCCTGAAAGACTTTGTACTCTTACAGTATAATCAATTTGAATCAATCTATTCAGTGACTTTTGTACTGGGTGAAAAATAACATGTGTAAGCAAGCGGCCTGTTCCAGTTGCTGAATATCCTACTAATCCTAGTTCGTCAAATACAAACTGTTGTTCAGTGTCAGCAGCAGTATCAAATGCATCCTGCCCTTCTGGCTCGCCGTAATCAAGTAAACAACTTACAACAATATCAGTATAGTTTGTACCAGTAATATGACGTGTTTCAATCTTGTTTCTTTGAGGATCAACATTGTTAACACTGCGATCGTCTACCACTTTTGCATATGTTTGATTGTACAAACTAGCATTTGTACCAGTACTGTTTGGCGTTAAGTATGTAATAATGCCTGTCGGGTCAACACTAGTGCCGCCGTTGCCAAATCCCATTTGATATATATAACCTGATCCGGCATTGCCGAGGCTTTCTGCAAGACTAATACTCATATTTTCATAATGAATAGCATTGCGCTTGTTAACAAATACATGCCCACTTTCTGGATTGTGTATTTTTATGTGTCCTTCGAGGTGTACACCGCTTTGTTCGTTAATC